TTGCGCTACCAATAACACCTGCTTTTCCTAAAGCAGACATTCCTTTAAATTTACTTGCAAGAGTTCCAAGAATACCTTTAGATTTAAAACCCATAGAGGGAGGTAAAGTTTGTCCTCCAAATAAAGCAGTCCCAATTCCAGACAAAGGACCCATACCCATAAGTCCTGCTCCACCAAAACCTAAAATCGCAGCTTTACCTATTGGAGATTTTACAACATTCTTAACAGCTTTTTTTACAGACTTAACTAAACTGCCAAGTCCATACATTTGTCTAGGTTGTTGTGATCTGCTTATTGTCATATTATTCGTCTGATGCTGCTCCTAATGGTGGCATTGAAGCCACTTTAATTTTTAACGATCTTGTAACGTGTTCTCTTTGCGTATCTGTTTCAGGATTTGCAATATCATCCTCTGCTTCTTTATCAGAATTGTATTCATAATTTGTTTGTGTATTTCTCAACACTACTTCAGTTTCACACTCAACAACAGGCACCTTTTTACCATTTATTGTTTCGTATCTTACTGATGCTGGTTCTTTAAACATTATGATCCTCCTCCTGAGTCAACTATATATACCCTTGTAGACTCCAATAAAGCTGCAGTTCCACTTATACCAGATGCAGAACTAGTTTCAATAGTTAAGATATCTCCCTCTTCTAAAACGATAGAGCCCTTAAGCACATTAATAATTAATGGCCCTGTCATTTCTACATATGCTATTACAAAATCTGCAGATGCTGAAGAGTCTGTAACTCTTACAGTAACGTTTTTATTACCACTTATATTTGTAATGTTTGAAATATAGTGGTCGTCTCGTTTGGACATGTATAGACAATGTCTTGAGAACCTGCACCAGTTGGTGTATAGAATGCGTTTTTATATTTATTTGACATCCTCTTTTTTTTCTTCTTCTTTAGGTAATTCTTTTTTTAATTGCTCCAAGTAATGTTTTTCAATTACGTTTAGCTCACCAAAATCTACTGACAACTGATCTTTTTTAGCCTTGATATTTTGTAATCTAGCTAAACAAAGTTTACCTCCGTCAGATAATTTTTCACTATCGTATTGTTTTCCATCTATATTAAAGTTCATTTAAAACCCCCATCCTTCATCGTTTGATCCACCACCTTTAAACCATGCAAATCTATCAGATTTTTCATTTAGTTCTTGTAAGAAAGTAGAATTTAGTTGATCTACAACTGATTGTAACGCTCTATTTGTTTGTTTTTGTGTGGATTGATCGTATTCTAATTTTGGTTCAGGTATTCTTACTACTATTTTAGCCATTATATTAATCTGTTTTCTACTTGTCTTAATACTTCTTTGTCAAATCCAGTTAAATCCACGCCAGCATTTGCCAAGAATCCTTTAGCTATGCCATCACCATTGTAATCAGCGAACTCAATATTATTAATAAATATTCTTCTGCCTGTTGTATCTAATGAGTATACAACTGGTATCTTGTCAATCTTAACAGATATTGGACTGTCTTTAACCATGATAAATTTACCATCTTCTTTAACATAGTGACTACCTGCAACAGTAACGCCTTTGTAATCATGTATCTCATCAGATGCTTTAAATTGGAATACACCTGTAACTTCACCACCTTTGGTTTGATCACCAAGTTGTATCTCTTTAATTTTTTTCTCAGAACCATCCGCCATTTGAATAAGAGTGTTTGGATCAAAACAGTAATTACCTCTATCATATCCAGTGTTATTTTTTTCTTGAGAAGCTCTATCTCTATTTCTGTCTCTCTGTTGATCTTCTCTAATTGCTTCATTTTGTCTTTGAGCTTCTTGTCTAGATATATTTTGTGACTCCATTTGCTGTTTTAGTCTTCTTTCAGCTTCTCTCTTGGCAGCTTCTGCAGCAGCTTTTTCTCTTGCCGCATCTTCTAATATAATTCTTTGTCTCTCAGCTTCAGCAGCTTGTAATCCTCTTTGTACATAAAGATTTTGTCCTGCTGGACCTCTTGGACCAAAACTTTCATAATCATAATCGTAATAATTTTCATCTTCATCATCTTCATCATCTTTAATTGATGTATAAAAATCTCCTTGAACATTTGGTCCTGTGAATTGATATTTATCAATTTCACCATATCTGTCTGATAAAATATCTTTAGTCATATTTCTAGCACCTAACATATTTGCTTCTGCTTCATCTAATAAAGCAAGTCTTTCTCTAGCTGCTTCAGGATTAGTTTTCATTAATCCTTTCATAATTGCATCTCTTCTTTTGTCAAAAGTTTTTGAAGTTACCTTAGCTGCATTATAACCAGCCATAATACCTTCTGCTGTATTTGGATCTCCTACAATTCTACCAATGTCATCGATTGCAAATCCTTTTCCCAATAACTCATTTTCTAAAATAGCTCTTGGGTTAACTGGTAGTTTGCTCTCTATAAAATCAACAGCAGCTCCCATTATTCCTGGAAGTTTTTTTCTACCTATAGCACTCATTTCATTTGGATTATTTAAATCATAAAATAAATCTGGTCTTGATTCTCTATATGCATATGGATTGTAGTCATCAGATGTTCTTGCATCAGCTAAAGAATAGACACTTCCTCCACCACCTGTTGCTTGCATAATAGGTGCAATCATAGGCGCAGCAGTTTTTGTATTTGTTATTCCAGTGTTGTTAAAATCTGTTAAATAAGGATTATTAGCTGCATTGTAATTACTAAATATACCTGATCCAGTGGTTCCTGATACAGGTCTTCTTTGAAGATATCTAAGGACGTCTCCATATAAAGGTGTAAAAGGTGTTCTACTAAATCTTATTGCCATTATCTTCTTCCGTCTGGTTGTATGTCTAGTCTAAATGTGCCAAAACGCCAAGATTCGTTTACTGAGTCATTTTCTATTTTGACGTTAACAAACCTGCCTCTTGCTCTAGTATCCTTTTTATCAGTAGATGAGCTAATTGTAAAGGGACTCAAAGTGCTTGTACTATCGGATTGTTGAGGATATCTTTTAATACCTAATGTAACTTTTGCATTACCATCTAATGTTTCAAAATCGGGTACAAAACGTCTAACCGCTAAAAATACTTCTCCTACAATACCACCTTGGGCTTGCAGGTCAAAATCAAATGATTTTATAAAAGATGAAACTGTTGTTACAGCTCCTGTTTCATCTACTTGATCTGTTCCCACCTCATGTTCAAACAACTGTGTTTTACCCAAATCAGACTCTCCAACCACAGTAGGAAAAGTCCCTGTTCCTGTGCTTGTAAATTTTGTTCCAAATGGATTAGTATATACTTCTGCATCAATCCAAGCTGTTCTTGCTTCTGTCCCTGTGTACCATACTTTATCTGTGTAATTATAAGTTACATATCTATTATTATAATCAGATCCAGATGTTGGATACCACCAAGTAATTTCTGTATATAAATTATTTATACCTGCACAAATCTGTTGCCCTTTTGTTGTATCAATATCATCATATACATAATCTTCTACAGTACAAGGTAGAGATCTAACTGTACCGTCAAATGCAAAGAAACCTTTAGGTGACATCCAAAAAGCAGTGCCATCTATTTCAATAGCTGCATTCTTACCAATTAATCCACAATTAGTTCCTACGTGTTCAAATCCAAAAGTAAATGGTGCACCTACGTGTCTCATATTGTAAAGTGCATTATCGGTCCAAACTAACATGGCTTCTTTAGCTCTTATAGCTGACATTATTTTAGTACCATCTTGTAATCTTTGTGATCCTGCTGTGTTTACAGAAGTGGGTAAATACGTGTTGATATCTTCTTGATCAGAAAAAACTACAGCCATGTTGTCTTGTTCATTTGGCAGTGAACCTACAGGTGTGGGTATAATACTTCCAAAATGAACTAAGTGTCTTGTTGTTGGTGACACCATTGTAAATCTTGATATAGCTGGATTATTGGTAGTTGAAAAACCTGTTGTGCTAATAGAAGCTCTTGTAGTTAATCTTGCAGCATCACCTGCGTTCCAAGTAAATGTAGATCCATTTGCAATAGTTGCAATCAACACTTGACCAAAATTGTCAAGACTCCAGAGGCCTGGTTCTAGAATAACGTCACTAGATGTTTTAGCCGTGCCCCAAGTGCTTGATCCCCATGTACTTACACCCCAACCATAACCTTGTGTTTGAGTTTGTGGACCAACTTTTGCATAAGGTGTAACTGTAACACTGCCTCCTGGACCTGCGTTACCTGAAGCGTTACTACTTTGTGTTATTTTAAAATTGTTTGCATCAGTAACAGATGTTACTTGAAATAGTTTGTCATCAAAATCAGATGCGGAATAACCTGTACCACCTGGTAAAGTTGTTGAAGATAAAGAAATTATATCACCCGCTTCTACTCCATGATTAGTAGATGTTAAAGTAACTAAAGGTGAACCAGAAACAGTTGTAATAGTTGTTGCACCTAAAGCTCCACTTAAAGGTGTGATATCATAAAGTTCACCATCGTAATAGATAAGTAAAAATTTATCAGTGCCTATTGCAACATATTTATTACCTGTAAGATCAACAAATGCATGCATGGCTCTTGCAACACCTACAATTGATTTTTTAACAGGTGATTGCCAACCATTTACTTTTTCTGGTAAACCATATCTGAATCGAACATTATCAGAATCAATCCAACGCTGTTCTGCGCCAGCAGTTGTAGTTTGCTTGTCTATTCCAGGTAATATTTTAAAGTCGACAAGAGCCATCTTGTAAGCTCCTTACGCTGTATTTGTTTTGTATGCCCAACCTCTTGTAGAGTCTACATAAACTAAAGTAATTGCTTGACCATTTGTACTTAATGTTAAGTTTGATGTACCTGTATTTATAGGTTGACCATTTCTATCTACTGTTAGATTGTTTGTTGCAAAAGTTCCTCTTGCATCGATGATAGTTACTTCATCTCCTGTAGAAGGTGATGCAGGAAGTGTGATTGTAAATGCTGAACTTGTTGTGTTTGCAAAAATTTGATCACTTGCAACTGCAGTGTATGCACCTGTTGCTGTATGGTATCCCTTTGTAATGGGTCCTGAACTTATGTTTGAACCATCTGAGTATAATACCATCTTAGCACCTATTGGAACAGTAACACCTGTGCCCGATACAGTTTTTACAGTTAGTGTATATTGAGAAGAAGATCTTGATGTTGCATCTTCTATTATGAATACTCTTTCAGCAGAATCTGGCATTGTAACTGTTCTGTTTGCTGTTAAAGTTCCAGTTAATTTGTAATATAAATTTTTACCATTAGATGTTGCATATTGTGTTAGTGCTAAAGCTACATCTCCAGATCCAACCGCTAAAGATAAATATCCCGATGCTGCTTGTTCTAAAATTTGTAAGTTTGTATTAGTGATTGATCCCCATGTACCAGACTTTTCGCCTGTGGTCATTAGTTCTAGTTTAAGGTCACTTGATGTACTTGATGCCATATTATTCTCCTTATATTATATATTATATTAATTTTCAACCAGGTCAACTACGGTTTTGGAGGTACTGGAAGTGGGTCTATTTCTACCCATGTTCCCGTAGCTCCAGTATTTATTGGTGTCCATGTCTGTGAAGCACCTGGATCTATATCAGCCCACGCTCTTATAGATACTTGACCTGTTGATAAATTTACTCTACTTCCTGTAGGCGATACGTTTGCATCTGCAATAATTGTTACAGTTCCTGTAGAAATATTACTTCTATTACCTGTAACATCAACGTTCGCATCTCCAGTTACAGTTACATTACCAATGTTAATATTTAATCTGTTTCCAGTG